CCGCCGCCCGGTCGGCGAGTGCGTCCACGCCGTTGATGAACCCCCGCATGGTGTCCTTACCGATGCTCGCGAACACCTTGGACGGCGAGCCGATGCCGAGCATGTTCTTGCCCGCGTCGATAGCCTTGCCGACCGCGCCGGTGATGGCGCTGACCACCGAGGACACGCCGTTGATAATGCCCTGCGCCAGGCCCTTCATGAGTTGGATACCGGCGTCGATCATCTGCGGCACCGCGCCAATGACGGCCCGCGCCGCCGCTGGGATCACCTGCGTCACGATGGCGCTCACGATGGGACCGATGTTCTGGATGACGCCGGTGATGATCGCGCCGAACAACTGGATCGCCGCCGCCAGGATTTGCGGGATGGCGCTGATGAGCGTGCTCACCACAATCGGGATCAGGCCGATTACCGCGTCGATGAGCGGGCCGATGTTTTCCAGCACGCCCATGACGATTGCGAAGAACAGTTGGACGGCGGCGGTCAAAATTGCCGGGATCATGCTCACGATGGCGGCAAGGATCGGTGGCAGGAGGCCGAGCACCGCCGCCAGTATGTCCGGCAGGTTGTTCACGACGCCGGTCACCAGTTGGAAGAACAGTTGGACGGCGGCACCGAGCAGGGCGGGCAGGCCGGTCAGGATGGCCGCGACCACTGGGCCGATGATCGACAGCACGGCTTCCAGCAGGAGCGGCAGGATGACCGGGATGGCCTGCACGATGGACAGGAACAGTTGCACCGCCGCCGCCAGCAGTTGCGGGATCATCGCCATGAGCGTCGTGATGAGCGCTGGCAGGAGCGTGGCGAGCGTCTGGGCGATGATCGGGATGATGGTGATGACGAGGTTGATTAGCCCCTGCACGATCACGGTCACGTTGGCGATGAGCGCCGACGCCAGCGCCGGGAGCATCGTGGTCACGAAGGTCACCAGCGTGCTACCGATGGTGCTGAGAATCTGCGGGATGAGCGTGCCCAGCGCCTCGAAGCCGCGCGCCAGCGTGGAGGGGTCCAGCGCGAACAGCGTCACGAACAGGCCGATCATCAGCGACACCGGCCCGGTCAGCCCGGCGAATGCGCCTCCGATCAGGGGAATCTTGGACAGCATGGGGCCGATGAACATGGCCAGCAGAGGGATCAGTGGCGCGAGCGCGGCGGCGAAGTCGCCGATGCCTTCGCTCATGCCGGAGAAGTCCACCTTCTCGATGGCCGCGCCCATGCGCTCGAAGGCGTCCGCGACCGGCCCGGCGACCTTCTGCATGAGCGGCGTCAGTGCCTCGGTCACCTCGTCGATGGCCCCGATGAGTGGCTTGAAGATGGACTTGAGGCCAGCGAACGCGGGGCCGAGTAGCACCGCGCCGAGCCGGGACAGCGCCGCCAGCACGTTCTTCATGGAACCGGCGAACGAGTCGCCCGCTTCCTTGGCCGCTGTGCCCAGCGACTCGTTCATGATGGCGTTGAACTCGTTGAAGTCCACCTCGCCCCGGCGCACCATCTCGCTCGCCTCGTCGGCGGTGACGCCATAAGCCTCGGCCAGAATGTTGAGCGCCGGGACGCCCTGATCGCCGAGCCGGTTCAGGTGTTCGAGCGTGATGGACGAGGACGCGGCCATGTCCCGGAACACGTCGTCCAGGTTGGCCATCGAGCCACCGCTGATGGTGGCCATGTTGGCCATGTTCTGTAGCGCCGGGCCGATGTCCTCAAGTTCGACGCCCGCCGCCGTCATGCCTGCCGCCGCCGTTGCGGCCTCGTCCAGGCCGAACGCGGTGCCCTTCACGGCGTCGCCCGCGTCCTTCATGATGGACTCGACCTCGGCGGTGGTGTTGCCGAGCGCGGCGAGTTTGGTCGTGGCGGTGTCGATGGCGTTCAGGCGCTTGAAGCCGGACGCCAGCGCGGCACCGAGCGTCAGGGCGACCGACGTGCCGATGGCCTTGGCACCGACGCTGAACGCCGTGCCCATCGTGTCCGAGAGCAGGTTACCGATGCCGGTGCCTGTCTTGGCCATCGGGCCAGCGGTCTGCTTCTCTACGTCAGCCGCGAAGCCGGTGGCGTCCGCCTCGACCGTGATGGAGGCTGTGCCGATTGAGCCGCCCATCGACATACGCGCACTCCCAGCGTCGGGGTGCTCCGGCCCTACTGCCAGCGAGCGTGAACTGAGGCGGGTGGCTCACGGCCTCGGTGTCAGGTTACTCCTTGCTCGTTGGCGGTGCAGTGCCGGATAGTTGCGCCTTGAGGCTGGCGAACGCCTTGGTTTCGTTCTCGGCACTCCACGGCGAGCGCGGGTCGATGGCGACGGTGCCCCTCGGCGGCATCCACAGCCGGGAGCGCAACTTCTGAATCTCGGTGTCGGTGCCGTCCTTCGTGATCGCCCACCACACGAAGTTGCAGAACCGGTCCAGCGGCAGGTCGCGCAGGTCAACGTTGTGTGCGACCGCGTATCCGTCGAAGTCAGGCCACCGCTCGATTGCTATGCCGATGAATCGAGCGGTGACGTAGGGGGGTTGCCGGTCTGCACCTTCGCTACCTCGCCCATGAGCGTCATGATGTGGCCGAGGTCGAGTAGGTCGTCCGGGTCGTACATGCGCGCCCTGATCTTGGCGTACTGCTTCGGCCCGAAGGTGCGCTCCATCCACTCGGTGAGCATCCTGAGCAACGTGTCGGTGTCGCCCTTAGCCGCGCTGGCCTTCTCTGCCAGTTCCATCGTCGCCGCCGCTTTGGGCGGGTCGATGACGTAGTGCTTGCCTACGAGGTCCACGTCGATCTTCTCGCGGGGCTGGGCTTCGATGGTGATGCTTCGTGTCATGGTCCGCAGTGTACGCGGTCCTAACCCTACTTTGTAAAGTCGCCCGCGCGGATGGAGTCGAAGGCGCGTTGCATGAAGTGGATGCCGGTCACGCCGCGTACCCACTTGGCGAAGATCAGCGGCCCGGAGCCACGGATGCGGAACACCAGATGGCGGGCACGCACCGGGCCGTGAGCGCGGGTGCCTTCCTCCTGGTAGGCCGAGTGTGGCGCTGTTGACTCGACGCGGAACGCCGGGGCCAGCGCCGAACTGCCAGCCGGTTCCACGACAATGCCACCGATCATCGCGCCGGTGTCGATCCGGCCCGCGCCGCGAATGTTGTCGCGTGCACGGCGGGCCGTAGCCTCGGCGGCGTTGCGGGCGGCGACCTCGGCCTGCCCGCCAACCACCACGGCCACTCTGCCGTTGTCGATCTTGACGTCTATGCCCTTGGCCACGTCACACCGGCGTCGCCTCCGGGCACCCGCAGGTGTCCACGCTGATGACGAACTGCCACTCGCCGCCGTGGCACCCGCCCTGTGGGCCGAGTGGTGTCCAGCGCTGGATGGCCTTCGTGCGCGGGTGGCACAGGATCACTTCCTGTAGCGCCGCCAGGTCGTCGAGCATCTGCTGGCCGTCCTGGCTGACCAGCGTGGCGGGCGGTGCGGAGCCGTCGTCGTTCAGCGAGTGCGCGCACCGGATCACACCGACCGCGACGATGACGTTCCAGTACAGGACGCCGCACGGCAAGGCGGCGGCGCTCGGTCGGCCCAGGAAGGGCTGGACCTCGACCACCCGGCTCCACAGTTGGCCCTCACAGCAGTTGTCCCACGCCACGGTCGAACCGGGCGCGACGATGACGATGCGGCCAGGCTCCGGTTCCAGCGCGTCCTTCGCCAGCGCCACGTAGGTCGCCAGCACCGGGCCGATGTAGTCAGTGGCGGTCATAGTTGCCCGCGCCTCGTCCGACCGGAATGTCCACCGACCGCACCGTGGCGTTGGGCCGGGGCTTGGTGATCGTGGTCACCCACGAGTCGATGGCCCAGATGCCGGTGCCGCCTTCCTTCAAGTCCTCGAACGAGTCTTGGAAGCCGATGGTGACGCCTTGCCGCGTGACGGTTTGGAGTCGCTGTGGCAGGCGGCAGGACGTGTCGTTGCAGTACGCCTTGGCCAGTTCGCACGCCAGGATGCCGGTGGCCATCTGCCCGCCGACCGGCACCGGCACGCCCTTGCGGTAGGCCACCTGGAACGTGTCGAGGTCGGTGGTCGCGTCCGCGATGAGGTTCTGGCACGCGGGCCACACGCCGCCGTCCGTGCGGACCAGAAGCCGGGAGTACATCACGCGGTAGGACTCCGGTGGCACCACATCGCCGTCGATGAGCACTTCGGTCACAGCCTGCACCGGCCCCGGCAGACGGAGCGAGGTTGGCCCTTCCTCGGCGCATGAGCACAGCCCGGCGCACCCGCAACTCACGTTGTGCCACACGCCACCGATGATTACCGGCGACCAGGCGCGCTCTGCGCCCGCGTAAGGCCCTCGGCCCCAGAAGGTGGGTGCCGATGGCGCACCGGCACAGTTAGCGCGGCAGGGCCGCACCACAACGTCGCACACGCCGAATAGCCGGTCGCTCCACGCCCACATCATGTCGGCGGCGATCTGCTCGAACTTGGCCCGTTCCTCCGGGTCCAGGCTCGTCAGCGCCTCGCACTCATTGCAGGTGGAGTAG